CCCCTATTCCCCCCTATAGTCCCCCCTTGGTCCCCTCCCCGTCGCGGAAGTGCGACCCCGACGGCGTGACCTGGGACGCTAACTCGAAAACCATTCTGCTCGACGACGGCAACCGCGCCTTCTGGCTCGACCTGTTCGAGGGCGACGCGGCAAGGCTCGACCTCGCGCTGATCGAGGCCGCCGGCGCGATCCAGCCGAACAGCCGGCAGCTCCTCGCCCTGCAGGTTGGCCGCTCGCTCTCGCGCATCGTCGCCGACCGGAAGGACCGCGATCGGCGCTACGCCAAGGCCGCCGCTGCCAAGCAAACCGAGCCGCCCAAGCGCAAGGTCGGCCCCGTCATGGCCGCCCTCATGGCCAGCAACCCTGACATCGCCCGGAGGTACGCGCAGTGACGATCGACGATGTGATCGCCCGCTTCATCGCGGTGTGGGGCGAGCCGAAAACAGACCACGGCGACCTGTTCATCGCCGAATACCGCCGCAGCCTCGCCAACACGGACGGGGACGTGCTCGAGGCGGCCGCCAGCGCTGCGATCGACGGCGAGGACTACTGGCCGCGCCCGGCAGCCCTTCGCCGGCACGTGAGCACCGCAGCGGCCCGCCTGCAGGCTCTGCGCAGGCCGGCAGAGCATCGCCCCATCGACCCGACGCCGCCGAGCCCGGAGCAGGTCGCCCGCGTCGGCCAGATGATGGCGGACCTCAAGCGCAGCCTGTCCGCGATCAATGACGCATTCACGCCGCCGCCCCCACCGCCGAAGGCTGATCGGGACACGTTCGCCGCCATGCAAGCTGCATCGCCGAACAGAGAGTTGCATTCCGACCAATCCCGCCGAATGACAGGGGAGGCGACATGAGGCTGCAGGCGCCCTTCCCGTGGTTCGGAGGCAAGTCAAGGATCGCCGATGTCGTGTGGAAGCGGCTCGGCGAGCCGGTCAACTACGTCGAGCCGTTCTTCGGGTCGGGCGCTGTCCTCCTCGCCCGCCCGCGCCCAGGCAAGACGGAGACGATCAACGACAAGGACCACTTCGTCGCCAACTTCTGGCGCGCGGTTCAGCGCGACCCGGAGGCGGTTGCCCACCACGCCGACTGGCCGGTCAACGAGGCCGACCTGCACGCACGGCACTGGTGGTTGCTGACCGAGGGGGCCAAGCGGCTGCGCGACATCGATGGAAAGCCCGATCTCTTCGACGCACTGGTGGCCGGCTGGTGGGTTTGGGGCGCCTGCGCCTGGATCGGGTCGGGGTGGTGCTCCGGGCGCGGGCCGTGGAAGTGGGGAGCTGCCGGTTGGTCCAAGGACGGCGAGGGCAACGCCGGCCAGGGCATCAACCGGCAGCTCCCGCATCTCGGCAACGCCGGCCGGGGCATCTTCATCACCTCGTGGCTAACTGATCTTGCCGATCGCCTCCGCGACGTTCGCGTCTGCGCCGGGGACTGGTCTCGTGTGTGCGGTCCATCCGTCACAGACCGGCATGGCATGACCGGCGTGTTTCTCGATCCCCCCTATGCAGGCACTGCGGGCAGAACAGACGGGCTCTATGCAACAGATTGCCTGTCAGTCGCCAACGATGTGCGGGCTTGGGCCATCGAGCAGGGCCGCAGCAAGCTGATGCGCATTTGCCTCGCGGGATACGAGGGGGAGCACGAGATGCCGGACGATTGGGATGTGGTCGAGTGGAAGGCTGCGGGCGGCTTCGGCAGCCAAAATGACGACGAGGACGGCATGGGCCGCGTGAACGCCGGGCGCGAGCGCCTATGGTTTTCGCCTGCTTGCCACAAGCCCGAACGCGACCGTTCGTTACTCGATCTGATGATGGGAGCCCCCTGATGGACTGGCTGATGCTCGTACTGCTCACCTGCACAGAGGGCTCCGACTGCGAGCCGGAGATGCTCCAGCGTCCGGCAGAGTGGACGGAATGCGAGGAGCAATCCCGCGTCCTAGAGGCAGGCTACCGCCTCGTCACCGAATGGCAGGGCGAGATGCGGGGGATTGCTGCTTCCACCTGCATCCCCATGGAGATCGCCGTCGAGCGGGGAATGGTCGGGGGAGGGGAGGGGTGAGTGACCAAGTACATCCCCACCAAGAACTGGACCCGCGCGAAGCCGAACGCCTCAGCGAAGATCCAAATCGTGAAGCGAAAGAAAAGGCGTTTCGTCTCACCGTCGCGCGCCTCTGGGCTTACGAGGCCCTCGACACCAAAGAAATCGCCGCCCGGATGAACGTCGACGAGGCCCGCGTCTACAACGTCCTGCAGCGAGCTCTGGAGATGATCCGCAGATGACCTGGTACGCCTTCACAGTCACTCCCCAGCTCGAGCGCCGGGCATGGGACGGCCTCGCCAAGCTCCACATCGAGCCCGCCCGCCTTGAGATTCCCCGCATCTACCGTCTCGGCTCCGGCCGGGGCCGCCGCACCATCATGCGCCCGCTGCTCCCCGGCTACGCCCTCGGCAGCGTCTCTGGCCCTATCCCCTGGCCCCTCATCCGCATGATCGAATACAAGGGGCAGCCGATCATCCACGACGTGCTGCGAGCCGGGTCTATCCCTGCTGCGATCCCCGCCGACGAGATCGATCGCCTGACGGCCTATCTCAGCGAGACGGACCACACCGGCCCCGGAACCCTTCGCCCCGGCGCCAAGGCCCGCGTCTCGATCGGACGGCATGACGATCAGCATGCCGTAATCAAGCGCGTGCTCTCAGAGGCCAGATGCACCGTCATGATGCGATGGTTCAATTCGGATCGCGAAGTTTCAACGTCCGTCGAGAGGATCAGGGAGGCGGGGTGAGCGTCTGCCGATTGCTCTGCGGATAACCCCGTCGATCTCATCCAGAGGCGTGGATATCCAGATGGCGCCCGACAGATGCACAATCTTGCCACCTACCAGCATCCACAGAGCGTCGGTGGCGGAAAATCCGTAGTAGCCACGCAGCACCCCAGCGCGCGCCAAAGCCGATACGACGTCCCTCTTCCTGGTCAACATCGTCCGCGCTCCTATCGCTTTTCCTGCTTCGTGAAGCCCAATGCGGGCCGGGCAACCCGGCGCCCCACCGCCTCTTCCGCCCCACGCGAAGCGTGAGCCGTATCCGAGGGGCCACCCCGGCAGGACGATATGGCTCTGTTGTTCCTGTTGCTCGGAGGCTGGCGAGGCTCTTTTCCCGCCGGCCCGCATTGGGCTCCTAGGTTTGACTTAGTTCTTCCACTGGTCGTCGCGGAGTTTCGCCGCCGCCTGCCCCAGCAGGCGGATCGCTTCGTTGTGCCCGAGTGCGGCGGCTGCCGCATATGCAGCGGCCATGATCTGCGCCACGATCTGTTCACGCGACATGCTTTGCGCTCCTATGGCTTTTGCTTCTCAAGAAGGCGAGACGCGAGTTCGACGGCTGCGTCACATCTGTCGAGCGCGGCTCCGACCAAATCCAGCAGATTGTAGCTTCGGTTCCCGTTGTTGACTGAGAGTAGGTAACGAAGCTGGCCGTCGCCGCGCGACTCGGCAGGTTCAGGCTTCACTCCCAGACGTGAGGCTAGGCGATCAATTTTCGTGGTCCATTCGGCATCATCCGTTGACACATTCATCTCGTCGCGCTCCTACGTTTGACTTACTTTCCGTTGAACAGCAGCTTGGTCGCCATCTGCTCGAACCGCGCATCGAACGCCCGTCGATCGAACAGGAACGCGCGCTCGCGGTAGGTGATCTGGACCCGCTGCGGTATGCCTCGAGCGTGCCTGCGCTTCGCGCGCGAAGGCGACCGGCACGCCGACCAGTCGAATACTTCCTCCGGTGGGATGTCGACGACCTCGTAGGGGATGCCATGGTAGCGATGCGTGAACCCGGCATAGATCGGATTGTCGATCTCCGGCTTCTGCGGTGGCGTCGACACGCGCACCAACTGGTCCCGCCAGCCCCGCGAGATCAGCAGGTCCGTGAACATTGGCTTCTGGTCGATCTCATCGGCCATCCGCTTGAGCATGTCGGCCGTGATGGTATCGGGTATCGCCATCGCTGCGCCTCCTATCGCTTATGCTTCTTCGTCGCGATGCGAAGCTCGTTGATCGCGTCGACAAGTTGCCTCTCTGCGATCTGCAACGACTTTACCGTGATCTCAAGAGCCTCGATGGTCGAGACCTCCTGATCGAGCTGCCACGCCAGCGCACGAGTGGCTTGAGCGGCAGCCGCAGAGATGTTGCCGGCGGCCGTTGCGACCAGGTGGCGCGCGTCGAGGACTGATGCAGTGTCGTCGTCCACGGCTGGCTCCGTCTGGTTTGGTCTACTTGTCGCCGAATGGAAGCGACGGCTGCTGTTGGGACTTCGCCGAAAGTTCGCGCGGTTCCTTCCACTCACGCAGTCCGGCAATGAAGGCGAGATACTCCTCGCGGCTGTTGCACGTCTTGATCTCAATGCCAGAAGCGATGTAGTCGCCGCAGAACTTCGCGACTTCGCGCTTCCACTTGTCCTTCGCTTTCTGGTCCCTCGCGCCGCTATCGTGGGAGATGACGCCCGCGAACATTCCGTCTTTGTGTCCAACGTGGCACCACGCCATCGCAACCGCTCCTAGCTTCTATCTTTCTTCGGCCAGCCGGCAGGTTGATCCGTGGGACCGAACCGCCGGTGCAACGTCGCCTTGCTAAGGCCGATCAGCGACGCCTTCTGGTCCGCGTTCCCATACTCACCGAGGGTTCCGTACCAGATCTCCTTCGCGCGCTTCTCGCTCACGCGCATGCCCTTCTTCGCGCCGGCGCCGCGAGACCCACGCTCGCGCGCCGTTGCTGCGTCCGGCATCGATCGCTCGCCGTTGATGACGGCGGTCATCCGGGCAAGCGACTGCATCGACGCCAGATCCACCCACGCTTCCGCCTCGAGGTCGTACAGCTTCGCACCCGCCTTCCGCAGCGCTGCGATGTGCGCACGCGCCTCGCGCACCGTCTCGGCGATCCGGTGTAGCCCGAACATATAGACCTCGTTGCCGGGCTGCATGGCCTGGAGCACGTGGGCGAAAGTGTCCTGCTCTTGCGTCGTATAGACGGCAGCGAGATCGACTGCGGCGAGCGCATCGAGTTGTCGCTTGGCAGACCATCGCGGGGAGACGCGCACCCAGCCGACGCGATGCACATACGGGGCAGCGGTTCGCTTATCAACACGTTTCATGCTGACAATGTATCAAAGCGTTGACACACTCGTCAACCATGCTTAAATTCTCTATCAACAAGCAAAGCAGGAGAGGCCGGAACCATGAGCGCGGTTGAACCCTGGCGTGTGATCGTCGATCCAGGCGGCAGTGGCGTCTACGCTGTGTACGGTGCCTACCGTGTTGCTGGTGGGCTGCCGTTTGAAGACGCTACGTTGATTTCCGCCGCTCCCGACATGGAGTCAGCGCTGACGGGTCTGCTCCGTGACATCGCTGACTACGAGCGCGTCAACAATCTCTCTCCATCGCCAGGCAAGCTCGACTGCTGGCAGTCCGTCACGGCCGCCTGGGCCGCCCTCGCGAAGGCGATCGGAAAAGTAGGATAGAAGGAAAGGGGATTATCCGGTTGACAAACCCACGAAATTGACCCATATATCCATCAGAACAGAGATGGAAATGTGTCATGTCGGTGCTCAATCAGCCCTATTTTCACGATGAGGCGGCGGCTTTCGCGAAGCTCGAAGGCGTGCTTTGGCCGAATGGTCCCGTATGTCCCCATTGCGGGAATGCCGAGCGGATCTACGATCTGAAGGGCGTGCGCTCGAAGCCGAGCAAGAAGAACCCCGAAGGCCTCGTTCGCCACGGCCTCAAGAAGTGCAGCAAGTGCCGCCAACAGTTCACGGTGCGCGTGGGCACGGTGTTTGAGAGCAGTCACGTCCCGCTGCACAGGTGGTTTCAGGCCGTGCACCTTCTCTGCTCCAGCAAGAAGGGCATTAGCAGTCACCAGCTCCACCGGGTCTTGGAGATCACCTACGAGGCCGCGTGGTTCATGAGCCATCGCATCCGCGAGGCCATGCGGACTGGCGACCTTTCCGTTCCGATGGGCGGCTCCGGCTCCAGCGGGATCGTGGAGGCGGACGAGACTTTCATCGGCCGGAAGAAGGACAAGCCCGTGCGCCGTGGCGCCGGTCACAAGCATGCGGTGCTGTCCCTCGTGGAGCGCAACGGCCGCGTGAAATCGGTGCACGTGGACGATGTGAAGGCATCCACCCTGGTGCCGATCGTCAACGAGAACATCTCCAAGGAGGCGCGCGTCATGACGGACGACGCGGCCACCTATTACCGCAAGCTCCGTGGCTTCCGCAGTCACGAGACGGTCAATCACGCGGCAGAAGAGTACGTGCGCGGCGACGTTCATACCAACACCGTCGAGGGTTATTTCTCGATTTTCAAGCGCGGCATGAAGGGCGTGTACCAGCACTGCAGCGAGAAGCACCTGCACCGCTATCTTGCCGAATTCGACTTCCGCTACAACAACCGCTCTGCCATGGGCGTCGAGGACGCAGAGCGCACGGAGCGGGCGATGAAGGGCATCGCGGGCAAGCGCCTGACGTACGAGGGAAGCTGACGCGCCCGAAGAAATAGGTCTCGCAGCCCTAGGCCTTTGACGGCCACCGCCCTGGGGGCGGGTCCACTACCGAGGTAGTGGCTTCGGGCTGCGAGAGTAACACTAGTATACGATTCGATTCGGCAAATTTCAAGTGTCAAGTGAGAACATTAACCGAACGCGCGCGTCACCGACGAAGCTGCCGATGCCAGACCGTGAACTTCCCGGAGATTGCTGTATCGACGTTTACATATTTGATTCTCGCCCTACGCAACACATGGTCTGACAGTTCGCATTTTGCGGGTGAAGCGTCAGTTGCGGTGCGGTGCCCATTGAGGCTGAACAGAAACGCACCAAGCAGCACATCAACGAGTTGAAGGACTGGGGTGGAATGTGACTGCCGAAAATGAAGCCGGCGATACGGCCAGTCTCTTCTGTCCCCCGTCTTTGCGATGCCTCGGTTCAGAATGGTCCGCACGTCGTCAGTGACGTTTGGCGTCGAGCGATCATCAGGGTAAACGTAAAACAGTCGATCCTTATAGAGGCGCCCGAACTTCATAGCTAGTTGGTATACTTCCTTATTGAACCCGATTTCTCTTGAGCCCTTGTTGTGCGCGGCGTCATTTATCAGCGTTGTGTCGACGATGAGCGAGTGGTAGTGGAGCGGTGCAACGTTCGGCACGCCGTCGAAGAATACGTCAACGAACCGTTTGTAGGCGGGCAATTTAGACTTTGAGACCTTGACCCACTTCATTTCGCCAGTAGGAAGCTCCGGTAGTCGGGCAGCCGCGAGGGCGGCTTCAAGTGATGCGCGTTGCTGCACGTGCACTATGATGCCAGCTAGACCCAAGTACCTGTGCTTGGTCTGACTGGATTCGTCGATGTAGATTTCGCTGATCTGGTCAGGCGTCGGCTTGATGCGAGGCGACAGAGATTTCATGGCAAAAGCACCAACGAACGGCCGCCGCAGCCAGCGCGAGCGCTTTGAACAAGCTGCTCGTGATGTCGGGGCGGAAGAGGACGAGGCGGGGTTCGAGAGACGACTCAAGGCGGTCGCGAACGGCCCTACGTCCACAAGCGCGAAAAAGGCTCCAAGAAGCGGGAAGGGCGAGCGAAAGTGATGCGGCCTGCATGGTGCGACCCTTCGCACTGCTGAGGCCCGGCGCGTTGACAATTACGCGCGAATGCGCTTGTGTCGCGCTGCTACTGACGTTCCCGCGCCGAGCCCTCGGTTTCGGGAACCACGGCCGCAGAGGCGCCAACCTCTGCGGCCGTTTTGATTCGAACCGAACGATAGCCGAAGGTCAGTCCAGAGTCGAATCCTGGACCCTATATGTTCTCAGGCCGTGGGTTTGTCAACCGGATAATCCCCGAAGGAAAGGCCCGAGACAAAAATAGTTGGTGTAGCCCGCTTGACATACGTTCCGACACGGGCTATATTCCAATCATCAGCAACGGCCAACACGGCCACCCGAAAGGACGATGACGATGAAGCTCCAGTATCTTCTCGGAACCAACGCGCTCGGCTCTCGCATGTGGCAGGACTGCGCCGAGCGCACCGACGAATTTGTTGACCGGGCTGCGACATTCGCGAAAACAGACAGGGCTGCGGTCCTGGAGCGGCTCGGACGACGTGATAGCGTCTATTTCGCTGCGTCCCACAACGCGCTGTTGCGCGACGCCGACCTCGTTCCTCCGGCGCGGGCCGCCCACAGGCCGGCAGAGACGATAACGTGCGTATGCTGCGGCGAGCAGCGGCCCTCGGGTCGGTTCACGACGCTGCCGATCTCCGCCCGCACCTGCGACGACTGCGTTTGAAAGGGGCACCGCCATGTGGCAGCAGAATATCACGCTGAACAGCCTGCTTCCTCTCGACCAGCAGGAGCGCCGAGAAGTCTACCTGGAGGCGCGACATCAGTACGGTGTGTTCAGCGGGCAGGCCCGCGATGTGGCCCGCCCGCACATGCTGAACACGCCACCGGACTACGACGGCCATCTCGACGCGGTGACCGTCGCTTTCGGTGACTGGACGGTTGCGGCGATCATGGCTGGCGTGCACGACGACCATGTGTTGGCTGGTACTCCGGCGGCGATGTCGTCCAGCCCCCGCGTCAACCAGCGGATCGCTGAGGCTGCGGCAGCTCGCAGGGATGAGCTGCGATGACCTCCCCTCGCGAGGCCCGGCGCCAACTTGGGCTTTCCCTTGAGGACATGGCGTCGATGCTTGGCTATGAGGGCGAGCACCGACGCCAACTGATGCACCGGATCGAGATCGGCGAACGCGCCCTGCGCGAGCCGCAGCGACGACTGATCGCAGCGTATCTCGAGGGCTACAGGCCGGCGGATTGGCCGGCGGAAAAGTAAGACAGAAGGAAAGGCCGGCCCGTGGCGACGACATCGTGCAAGATCGAGGCAAGTCTGATAGCGAAGAACATCGCGGCACTACATTCGCGTCTGATGGAGCAACCGGACGCCACGCCAGCCGCGGCCGCAGATGCAATCCGCAAGATGCTCACGGAGATCGATCGTCAGGTATGGAAGCGGATCAATTGGCTCGGCGGTCACTACTGCCCGGATTGGGATCAGATGTGGGTGGATCGCAAGATGCCAGCGTGGGATGGCTGCACATGCGCCGTCAGACGCCGCGCCGCGAACCAGGATAAGTGAAAGGGCCGCTTTCCTGGGGCGTGTTGCCCCAAAGACTCACCAAATCAGTCTAGTATCCCGCTTGAACTCGCTCCCTGTGGCAACAATCGCCCGGATGCCCCGCGGCCGCCCGCGTCAGTAGCAGCGGCTCCCAAGCCACAAGCACGCCCGAAGATAGGATTGAGGGAAGACTGAGAAGTCAGGCATGGTCCGGCCCCAGCCTGTAGCCGGTGAAATTCCGCGCACTTCCCGCCCTTTCTGAGCATCAACGCCCGAAGACAAGCCCGCCTCACCGCGGGCCATTCGCACATGGAGAGACGCCATGGCAGCCATCAACGCCACCGCAGGCCTACCCGAGCTGCAGGGATATGCCAGGTGGCTCGGCCGCCTGTTCACGGGCATTGCGGCCCTCATGACGTTCAGCTTCGGATACAGCCTCGGAGGTGACTCGACCATCGCCTGCTGGCTGATCGGCACTGGCCTCGCCGCAGTGACGGTGCTCGTGTCCATCCTGCTCAACTTCGTCGACCTCGCCTGGACGGACAACCGCCCCGTCGCCCTCGGCATTCTCGCCTTCTGGGGCGTGTGCGTCGCCGTCGAGTATTTCAGCCACGTCGGCTTCACGGTCGGCCACCGGACCTCGGACGTGCAGAAGGCCAGCCTCCAGGATGCCTCGTACACCGGCAACGCCAACATCGTCCGTGACCTCGAGGCCAAGGTGAAGCGCCTCGAGGCCAAGCACGATTGGCAGAAGTCAATGGAGACGCCGGAGGCCTACGAGGCCAAGATTACCGGCATGCAGGGCGACCTGATCTGGAAGCGCAGCAAGGGCTGCACGAACGCCACGCTGGACGACAGCCGCGCCTTCTGCACCAGGCTCGCCGGCCTCAAGGCAGAGATGGCCATTGCGTCCGATCGCGCCATTGTCGCCATCGAGCTGAAGGACGCGCAGAAAGAGCTGATCGCCGCCCGCAAGACGAGCAACACCACGTCGAAGGGCGACAGCCACGTCTACAGCCAGACCGCCATGGTCGCTCAGATCGCCACCGGCAACCTGGCTCCGACTGCAACCGCCATGCAGTGGGCCGGCATCGGGATCGGCGCGTTCATCAGCCTCGTGTTCTCGTTCGCCGGTACCGTCTGCAACTTCCTCGCCTTCAAGGATTGGGGCGGGAGCCCCGGCAATCGCACACAGCCTCATGCTCCAGAAGCCTCTGCTCCCCAGGCTGCTGCCTCTCCGGCTCCCGCCCCAACCGTCGTCTACTGGGACAGGATCGTCGATCGCCCCATTGATCGCATCGTCTCCCAGCCCGCCGAGGTCGTCGAGCGCGTCAAGCGCATGCTCATCGCCCCGTCCGGCGGGCTCGTTCCACTGAAAGGGTAATCCCATGACGATCGCAGAGTTCAAGGCTTGGTTTGAGGGCTACACCGAGGAGATGGTGGGGCCGCCGAGCCCTGAGCAGTGGAAGCGCATCATGGCGCGGGTCAGCGAGCTCGGAAGAACCGGGGTGTTGTTCCCGCGTTTCGTTTCGTTCAACTCCACCGACAGCCTCAAGGACTCTCTCGAAACCGACCCGGCCTCCACGGAGGACGCATGACCGCCAACGACGCTCTCTCCACTCTCCGCCAGATCATAGGCTACTGTGGTCTGGCTCTTGTCGTTGTCGCCGCAGCCAAGTTCTTCGGGTTCAACATCCCCATGAGGGGCAGCGTCTCTGACACCGCCCTCGTCGCCATTGCCTGCCTGATGGCACGATGACCCGCCACTACGTCGGCTTTACATCCAGAGGCCCGACCACATTCCGCAACGTGCGGAAGGCCCCGACAGGCGAGATCCTCGTCCATCTCGACGAGGACGAGGTGAAGATCCTCAAGCTCAACTTCGCCGACTGGCTCGAGACAGGAGAGACGATCTCCTCAGTGTCCGCCACCGCCTACAACTGCACCTGCTCCACCAGCACCAGCAGCCCCAACATCAGCCTCACCCTCTCAGCCGCCACCGCCTACGACATCACCGGCAAGGTGACGCTCGTCGTTACGGCCTCCACCGGCGAGAAGTGGCGCGGCAACATCCGCGTTCGCAGGACAGCCCGATACGGGGATGAGGAGAGCACGTCAGACTATGCCTAAGGCCCCCGGCTCCACTGGTCTCCGCGGTGTCCGTCTCAACCCGCAGCACGACGACCGCACCCGCGCGAAGATCCAGACCAGTCAGATTGTTAACCGGTTGACGCAGTTCGTAAATGGCGAGGTCGAGCTACAACCCGCCCAAGTCACGGCAGCGCTTGGCCTTTTGCGCAAGACGCTCCCCGATCTCACGCAGGTCTCAGGATCGATGAGCTTGTCCCGCGACCTCGAAGACATGAGCGATGCAGAGCTTACAGCTATCGCGACAGGACGCAGCACGGGAACTCCTCAGGAGGAGGAAGGCCCGGCGCAGTCTGATCCCGTTCACTGAGTTCAGCCTGCCGAAGTATCGGGCCGCTGCGCATCACGACCTCATCGCGGCGAAGCTCGAGGCGACAGCGGCAGGCGAGATCGACCGCCTCATGATCAACATGCCGCCTCGCCACGGCAAGTCAGAGCTCGCGTCGCGTCGCTTCCCCGCCTGGCTTCTCGGAACCAACCCAGAAATCGAAATCGTGGTCGCCTCCTACAACGCCGACAAAGCTCGAGAGTTCGGGTACGAGGTGCGCGACATCGTGCGCTCGCCGGAGTATCGCGCGCTGTTTCCGGGCGTCGCGCTCAAGGAGGATTCGCGCGCTGCTGACCGCTGGAATACGGACGCGGGCGGCTCATTCCGCGCCGTCGGCATCGGCACCGCCCTCACCGGCCGAGGCGCCGACGTGCTCCTGATCGACGACCCGATCAAGGATGACGAGGAGGCCGACAGTGAGCTGCGCCGCGAGCGCATCTGGAGCTGGTATTCCTCGGTCGCCTATACCCGCCTGTCGCCCGGCGGGCGCGTCATCGTGATCCAGACACGATGGCACGAGGATGATCTCACCGGCCGGCTCCTCGTCGAGCAGGCCAAGGGCGGCGACAAGTGGGACATCCTCGAATTGCCCGCGATCTCGGCCAAGGGCGAGGCGCTCTGGCCTGACCGCTACCCGCTCGAATACCTCGAGCGCATCAAGCGGGTGACGCTCCCGCGCCATTGGGCCGCGCTCTACCAGCAACGCCCGGCGCCGGATGAGGGCAACTACTACAAGCGCGAGTGGTGGCGCTACTACGACGAGAAGCCGAAACACCTGCGCATCTATGGCGCCAGCGACTACGCGGTGACGGACGGCGGCGGCGACTACACGGTCCACATCGTCATCGGCGTTGATCCGAACGACAACATCTACGTTCTCGACCTCTGGCGCGGCCAGACGGCATCCGACGTGTGGATCAAGTCGTGGCTCGACCTCGTGAAGATCCACAAGCCGCTGCTGTGGGTCGAGGAGCAGGGCCAGATCGTGAAGTCGATCGGCCCCTTCCTCGAGAAGCGGATGCGGGAAGAGCGCACCTACTGCCGCCGCGAGCAGGTGGCGAGCGCCGCCGACAAGCCGACCCGCTCGCGCTCGATCCAGGCCCGCACGTCCATGGGCAAGGTGTACCTGCCGAGCAAGGCGCCCTGGCTCGCGGAGTTCCAGTCCGAGCTGCTGACGTTCCCCGCCGGCAAGCACGACGATCAGGTGGACGCCTTCGGGCTCATTGGCCGCATGCTGGATGACCTCGTACCGGCGAGTGTGCCCAAGGTGGTGACGCCGCCCGTCCGCGACGCCTACCGCAAGCCCACGACTGACTCAGGGTGGCGCACGGTATGATGGGCATGGGCCAAGTGATCCCGCTCCAACAGCCGATGATGCCGGAGGCAGCGCCTGCTGCGCCTCCCCGCGATGTCGAGAAGGAACTCGACCGCAAGCGCCGCAAGTATCGCGCCTACGAGGCGAACAAGCGCGCGGAGATGAACGAGGCGCAGGAGGCGCGCCGCTACTACTTCTGCAAGCAGTGGACCGACGCCGAGCTCGCCGAGCTCCGCCGCCGCCGCCAGCCGATCGTCACGTCGAACCGCATCCGTAGGAAGGTCGACTTCCTCGTCGGCGTCGAGCAGCGCATGCGCCGCGACCCGAAGGCATACCCGCGCAACCCGCAGGACGAGGCGAGCGCCAACGCGGTGAGTGCCTCCGTCCGCTTCGTGTGCGACTTGAACCGCTGGGAGCAGCTCGCGAGCGATAGCGCCCACGACGGCCTCGTTTCCGGCATCGGAGCGGCTTGCGTACTGATCGAGCCGTTCCGCGGCAGCTACGAGGTCAAGCTCAAGCTCTGCGACCCGGACCGGTTCTTCTACGACCCGCGAAGCTCCAAGCCCGACTTCTCCGACGCCCGCTACCTCGGCATGCATCTCTGGATGGACCTCGAGGAAGCGCAGGACGCATGGCCCGAGCACGCCAAGGCGCTCGAGGCCATGGTCGGATCCGAAAGCCTCTCCGCATTCAAGGCCGAGCAGGACCGCGCGACGCAATGGGCCGACTTCGAGCAGAAGCGCGTCCGCATCGTGGAGTTCTGGGAGCGCCGCGGCCAAGGCTGGTACTACTGCAAATTCACCGGCGAGATCGAGCTCGAGGCCTACGATAGCCCGTACATCGACGAGGACGGCAACACCTGCCATCCCTATGTGGCGTGGAGCCCCTACGTTGACGAGCGTGGCGACCGGCACGGCGTCATCCGCGACATGCGGTCGATTCAGGACGAGGTGAACCACCGCCGCAGCAAGTTCTTGCACATGCTGAACGTGCGGCAGATCCAGTACACCGAGGGCGACCTCGAGGACGTTGACGAAACGCGCGCCCAGCTCGCCCGCGCCGATGGCATGATCAAGCACCGCGGTGAGTGGGGCAAGTCGGTCGGCATCGTCGACTACTCGGATCAGGTGCGCGGCCAGGCCGAGCTGCTGGTCGAGGCCAAGGCCGAGCTCGAAAACCTCGGCCCCAATCCCGGCCTCATCGGCAAGGGAGGCGGCATCGCCGACCAGTCCGGCCGCGCCATCCTCGCGCAGCGCGACGCCGGCATGACCGAGTTGTCGCCCGTGTTCGATCGCCTCCGCGACTGGAAGCTGCGCGTGTACCGAGCCATCTGGGCGCGGATACGTCAGGCATGGACCGGCGAGCGGTGGATCAGGGTGACGGACGCCGACGAGACCAAGTTCCTCGGCGTCAACCAGTTTCAGATGGGGCCGATGGGCCAGATCCAGGGCCAGAACATCCTGGCCGAGATCGATGTCGACATCATCCTCGACGAAGGCCCCGACTCCATCACGATGCAGGAGGAGGAGTTCGAGCAGCTCACGAAGATGGCGCAGGCCGGTATCCCGATCCCGCCGCAGACCGTCATCAAGGCGAGCTCGCTCAGGAACAAGCAGGAACTCCTCGAAAGCCTCGAGCAGAAGCCCGACCCCCGCATGGATATGGAGCTCGAGCAGGGCAAGGCGGAGATCGACTACAAGCGCGCGCAGACGGTCAAGACGCTCGCCGACGCCGACGCCGTGAACATGCAGACCGGCGACCTCGCCATGCAGATGGCAGGCCCGCCGATCATGATGCCCCCGATCCTGCCCATGGGCGCAATGCCGCCCGGCGGGCCGATGAACGACAATCCCATGGGTGGCCCGATGCCGCCCGGAGGCATGCAGGGCGGGCCTATGCCCCCTATGCCCCCTATGCCCCCTATGCCGGGCGAGCTCCCGGTCGATCCGAATTTAGCGTCGATGTTGCCTCCCGCGTAATCCGCCGCCGCCGAGCGAAATCGGGCGATCACGCCATGACACCGGGCGACACCGGTTGTTGCACCCCAAGAGGATAGAATGGACCAGGCCACGCAGGAGCTTACGGGCTCCGCCATCACTGATGCGATGTTCTCCGACCGCGACAGGGGCGCCGATCACGCCGCGCCCGCTGCTGCTCCGGTAAAGCAGGACGAGCCCAAGGCGCAGCCCGCGCCCGACGCTCAGACTGCCCCGGCTCCAGCAGCGTCCGGGAGCGACGATCCTGGCTTCATGATCCCGAAGGGGCGGCTCGACGCCGAAGCGGCCAAGCGCCGCGAGGCCGAGCGGCTGAATGACGAGCTGAATGGCCGGCTGTCTGCCTACGAGCAGCAGATGCGCCAGATCCTCGCCAGTCAGCAGACTGCCCAGCATTCCAGACCCCAGAATGTCCAGCCACAGCAGCCGCAGCAGGCGCCCGATCCCGTCGTCGACCCGCAAGGGTTTCAGACATGGGTGGAGCGCAGCGTCGAAGCCCGCGTCGCGGCCGTACAGCGCCAGGCACACGACCAGTTCCTCAACATGAGCGAGTTCTCGGCCCGCCGAGCGTTCGGCGATCAGGCCGTGAACGATGCCATGCAGTTTGCGCAGCGGAACAACGTGCTCGGCGCCTTCGCGCAGTATCCCGATCCATACGGGACGCTCGTGCAGTGGCATCAGCAGCAGCAGGTCATCGCACAGGTCGGCAACGATCCCGCCGCCTATGCGGAACGCCTGCGGCAGGAGGGCGCGCAACGCGCTCTCGAAGGGCTGAAGAAGGGTCAGGGCAATGGGCAGCCGCAGCAGCAGCCGCGGTTCCCGACCTCGCTCGCCGATCAGACCTCGGCCAGCGTCAACGTCGGTGCCGCTCCCCAGAGCGACAGCGCCATGATCAATGCGGCATTCGCGCACGACCGCAACCGCAGGGCGTTCTGATCGCTCGTCACCCTGACGAGAGCAGACCACAATGGCACAGACACTGATCCTCACCGGTCTCGAGCGGACCGAGTGGAAAAAGAAGGTGCTTCGCGAGTACACGCGAGACACCGGGTTCACGCCCTACATGGGCGCGAGCGCCAATGACATCATCCACACCATCGCGGATGAGAAGGGCGGGTACACGATCCGCGTCCCGCTGATCGCCCGCCTGCAGGCCACCGGCGTCTCGGGCAACACCCAGCTCACCGGCAACGAGGAGCAGCTCGACCAGTACTACAAGGACGTGACGTGGGCCTACTACCGGAACGCCGTCAAGATGTCGAAGTTCGACATCGAGAAGAGCGCGTCCGACGTGTGGGGCACGGCGACGCCGCAGCTTCGCGATTGGGCGTCCGAGCATCTCAAGTACGCGATCATCAACTCGTTCCACACGATCCAGGGCACGGCCTACGACGCCGCCGCCGAGGCGACGAAGGACGCCTGGCTCGCAGCGAACGCGGATCGCGTGCTGTTCGGTGCGGCGGTCGCCAACAACTCGTCGAACGACCACTCGGCGTCGCTCGCCAACGTCGACAGCACGGCCGACAAGCTCTCGCCGTCGATCATCAGCCTCGCCAAGCGCCGCGCCCGCATCGCCTCCCCGCACATCCGGCCGTTCAAGACCGGCACGCAGGGGCGCGAGTACTATGTGATGTTCGCCCATCCGCTGTGCTTCCGCGACCTCAAGGAGAACAGCACCATGACGGCGGCGAACCGCGACGCGCGCCCGCGCGACGTGGACGCCAACCCGCTCTTCCAGGACGGCGACCTGATCTATGACGGCGTGATCATCCGGGAGATCCCGGAGTTCTACACCGCGCGCCAGGGTGCCGGCGTCAACACCAAGACGCATCTCTCGGCCGTCGGCGCGTCGTCGATCGACGTTGGCGCCAACTTCCTGTGCGGGGCGCAGAGCATCGCTCACGTCATGCACCAGGCGCCCGAGCCGACCGTCTCGGACATCACCGACTACGGCTTCGTCAAGGGCGTCGGCATCGAGCTCGCCTACGGCCTCGAGAAGCTCGAATGGGCCAACGGCTCCGGCACACGCAAGGATCTCGGCATCTCGACGATCTATTGCAGCGCCGCGGCTGACGCTTGATCCGGCACCTGATCTGAAAGGACACTGACAATGGCAGTCTATTACACGGACCAGAGCCGGTCGTTCGCGACGCGCGCCGGCACCATCGGGCACAGGGGGCTCACCGCCGCCGTGACCAACGTGGCGCTCACCACCGCCATGATCGACAACGCCAACGACGAGGTAGGCCTGTTCTACCTGCCGAAGGGCGCGGTCGTCGTCGGCATCACGGCCATGTCCACCGACATCGACACGAACGGCTCGCCGGCCGTGGTGATCGACATCGGCGACGACAGCGACGAGGACCGGCTGCTCGCCGCGTCCACCATCGGCCAGGCGGGCACGCTTTCGAGCGCGATCGCCGTCACTGGCTTCATGTACAAGTACACCGCCGACACGCTGATCAAGGCCTACATCAAGACGGCCTCGGCGACGGGTGCGGCCGGCACGCTCAGCGTGACCGTGCTCTACTTCGTCGACCACGAGTTCAGCACCACGGCGCTCACCGCCAGCACCACGGCGTGAGGTCGGCACCATGAAGGCAATGTTCGTCGGTCACGACGGCGACGACACCACGCCAGCGTTGGAGGCGTTCGGCCGCATCTTCCCGCGAGGGCAGGCGATCGACATCTCCGACATGCCGGCGGCTGTGCAGGCGAAGATCGCTGGCAACAGCCACTTCGTCGTCGAAGGCGCGGCATCGCCTCCGCCGCCCCCCGCGCCTGAGAAGAAGAAGGGCAAGGGCTGATGGCCCTCACCAAGCGCCAGCTTGCGATTCGCGTGCTGCGGCAGGGCCTCCCTGTCGCAGACGCGCTCACGGACCCCTCGTCGGAGGACACGTCCTTCGTCGAGGGCGTCTACGACACCAAGCTCGCAGTCTGGCGCGACCTGGGCCTCGTCTACTGGCCCAACACGGACGCGACGACATCGGAGATCCCCGATGTCGTCGTCGATGCCCTGGTGGCGCTGCTCGCCAATGCGTGCGGGAGGCCGTTCGGGGTCGATGTCGGCTCGCCTGTGCAGCAGATGGCGACGGAAGAGGCACTGCTGATGCCGCTGCGCCGGCACATCGCCAAGCAGAGCGCTGGCGAAAGCGTGGAGATCGAATACTTCTGATGCCCCGCGTCGCCATCTCCCTCGGCACGAGCTCCAACCCTGGCCCCTACGGCTATGACGGCCCTGGACGGCTGATCAATGCCTATGCGGAGAGCCGCGGGGCGGAGGGGCGGGTGCCGTTCCCGCTCTACGTGATCGAGGGGCTCGAGGCGCTCGCCACGCTCACTGGCGGGGCTGGCGTGCGGGCGATCCTCGCGCTTGAGAGCTACGCAATCGTCGTCGCTGGCCGGCTGGTGTTCCAGGTCGATGAGGCGGGCACGGCCACCGTGCTCGGGGGCCTGCCCTCGGATGGCCCGGTCTACCTCGCCCGGAACCGGCGCTCGCCGAATCCGCAGGTGGCGATCGTCTGCGATGGCACCTACCTGATCGCATCGGGTGGCGTGCTGACGACGGTCTCGGACAGCGACCTGCCGCCGCCGTCGAGCGTCGTGTGCATCGACGGCTACTTCGTGTTCTCCTGCTCCCTCGGCCGCATGTACGCCTCGGGCGTGGATGACGGCGAGACGATCGAGGCGCTGGACTTCGCGACTGCGGAGACGAGCGCCGACGCGCTCCGGTGCGTTGCGCGCCGCGGGCGCGAGCTCGTCGCCGTGGGCGAGGCCTCGATCGAGTTCTGGTCCAACACGGGCGAGACGAACTTCCCATTCTCTCGCGGCCAGTCCGTCGAGATCGGGTGCCTCGCCGGCAAGACGGTGCAGCCGATCAAGCAGACGCTGGTGTTCGTCTCGAACCAGCAGGATGTGCGGATCCTCAACGGCTACACGCCGGAGGTCATCAGCAACAACGCGGTCAACCGCTTCATCCGCGACACGACGGACAAGAGCACGTTGTTCGCGACCTCGTGGGCCTCCGCCGGCCGCGAGTTCTATGCGCTCTCGAGCCCTTCGGGAACGTGGGTGTTCGACGCCAGCACCGGCTTCTGGCACGAGCGCAAGTCCCACGGCCAGGACCGCTGGCGGGTCTCCGTTGTCGAGCGACTCGGCGACACGCTGCTCGCCGGCGACGCCTCCACGACCTCGCTCTACGCCATGCGCCCGGACGTGTACGCGGAGGGCTCCGACCCGATCGAGTGGGAGATCAGGGCGCCGATGGTGCATGCGTTTCCGTCGCGCATGATCATGAACGCGCTCCACGTCGATGCGATCCCCGGCGTCGGGCTCAACACCAGCGACGACGATAACGAGACGCCCCGCATCATGCTCGACACCTCCGAGGACGGCGGCGACACGTTCGGCGGCGAGCGGCAGATCAGCGTCGGCACGATCAACCAGAAGCTCACGACGGTTTCTGCCTACCGGCTCGGCCTCATCCGGGCGACGGGGCGGGTGATCCGGCTGCGCATGAGCGCCGATGTGGTGCGCGGGCTGATGTCGGCGTCTGCCGATCTGACGAGGCTCGGCTGATGCCATACAATCCCGTCTACGCAGTAACGGATACGCGGCCGGACAGCCCGGATCAACTGCTTTATGCTGGGATGGCTTATGGCACGCCCCATCATAGCCATCTGCTTGGGCAGCAAGCGAGCGGCGTCAACTTCAACGCGCAACCCAACGCTCTCGCGCCAGTCGCCCGACCTGGGAACTGGTTCGCGGCAACGTATACAGACCTGTTCCGTCGCGCACTGTCGGACCCGCTTCTGGCGTACGGGCTCGATATGAGCCGGATCGGGCTCGTACCGGAGCAGTCGTGGCGCCGCAACGATATGGCGTTTTACAACCCGATGTCGGATTCGGGCGGGGCATCTGTGCCGCCGAACGGCAATACGGATAGCCTCGTGCATGAGCACATGCACCGGAGCATCAACGCGATGACACGGGACGCGCTCGCTGCGCCGATGCTCGCGAACTCGTATCCGGCGGGGGCTCCCAACGGCATGCTCGCCCACCTCTCTACTGGGCAGAACCCGTTTCACGTCGTCGGCCAGAGACACCACGAGATCATTGGCCAAGCCCTGCCGAACACGGAAGATTACGCGGACGACCCCGCAGCGCAAGCGCGGTACCGGGCGCTGCAAGGCATCGCGAACACGCGCAATCAGCAGATGCGTTCCCCGATGGGGCCGCGCTGATGGCGAACGTCCCTCTCCCCGACGCCTCCGAGCCTGTTGTTCTGAAAGACGGCCGGATCAATCCCGTGTGGCATCGGTTCTTCCGCGATCTTCTGCGGCGCATCGCCGCTTTGGAGTGACGACACGTGCCTAGTCTGTGGGATTCATTCAGCGGTGCCGGTGCCGCCAAGGCGGCGCGTCGCTCCGAGGCGGAGGCGGCGAGCCATCTCGGCAACGGGCTCGCGACGGCGACCGGCAATCTCAACACCGGCTATTCCAACGCGATGAGCCGCATCAACCCGTATATGCAGGGCGGGCAGGGTGCGTACAATCTCTATAACGATTTCATGGGCGTGAACGGCCGCCCTGCCCAGACGAACGCCATGGGCAACTTCCAGTCGTCGCCGTACATGAGCTACCTGCAGAGCCAGGGCCAGCGCGCTGTGGACCGACGGGCAAACGCCTCCGGCGGCTACTACTCGGGCAACGCGCTCTCCGAGGCCTCGCGCGTCAACCAGGGCATTGCCTCTCAGGACTACAACCAGTACCTCGCCCAACTCGCCCAGCTCGGCCAGCAGGGCCAGCAGATGGGCCAGTTCGGCGCCAACCTCGACTTCCAGCACGGCAACACGCTGGCGGGCCTCAACTACGGCAACGCGCAGCAGCTCGCCGGCAACGCGATCAACCGCGGGAACGCCGAGGCTCAGGCGAGCGGGGCGCTTTGGAACAACATTCTTGGCCTCGGGAGCATGGGGATCGGCGCCTACAACGCCTTCAACCCCGTTGGCAAGCCTGGCGGCGTGAAGACCAACCCCATGAACAACTTCTCGATCGACAATAGCTGGGGGAGCATGGGGATCGGCGCCTACAACGCCTTCAACCCCGTTGGCAAGCCTGGCGGCGTGAAGACCAACCCCATGAACAACTTCTCGATCGACAATAGCTGGCAGGGCTACGGGATGGGGGTCCGCTAATGGCCATCCAATTCCTGCCGATGCCTTCGATCCAGTACCCGCAGAACGCGATGATCAACTTCGCGCCCATGAACCAGTCCCTGCAGTTCATGGCGCAGAACAACATGGACCGGGCTCGGTTCGGGTTGCAGCAGAACGCGGACCTCCGAGCGCAGGAGATGCACCCGCTGCAAATGGATCAGACCCGAGCACAGACGGCGGGGCTGGTCGGGCAGGAGAACCGGGCGCAGGAGCGCCAACCGTATGAGCTGCGGCACCTGACAGCGCAGACAGGGCTCGTCAACACGCAGTCCATGACGGCGCGCAACGCGGACCGTCGAGCACAGGACTTGCACGGACCGGCGCTGGCGTCGGCGAACCTGAATGTGTCGAATGCGACGCTCGATCGAGACCAGCGTATCGCCTCCATCTACGCCATGGTTCAGTCTCCCGAGCAGCACGCGGCCGTGACCTCGTTCTTCCGCAACCGCGGCATCCCTATCCCGACCGGCCTCGATACCTGGCAAGGCTCGCAGGGGGCCGCGGCGAATATCGCGGGGCCGGCACTTACGGCCGCTCAGATCCAGCAGGAGCAGCTTCGCAGGCTCAATCCACTCAACGATGTTGCCGATCGCCAGGCCATGGCGGCGCAGCTCGGCTGGGACCCGAGCCGGCCGCCGACCCCGTTCCAGATGTACGGACTCACGGGGCAGATACCGGCGCCGCAGCAGCTTCCGAGCCAAGCGCTGACGATGATCGGCGAGAGCGATCAGGCCATCCAGAGCGGCCAGAGCGCGATCCAGTCGCTCAATCAGGCGCTGCAGCTTTCTGCGCAGGCCTACGCAGGGCCGACGGCGGGCATACGCGGCAACATCACGGGCACGCTCGGCGCGCAAGCCGGACAGGCCACGATGCAGTTCAACCAGCTCATGCAGTCGCAAGCACTCGAGCAGTTGAAAGCCATCTTCGGCGCCGCGCCGACAGAGGGCGAGCGTCGCATCCTGCTCGACATCCAGGGCAGCGCGAACCAGCCGCAGGCAGTGCGGGAGGCCATCATCCGCCGCGCCATCCAGGCGGCAGAAGAGCGCATCCGCTTCCATACGGCGCGCGCCGCCCAGCTCCGCAGCAACAACTATTTCACGCCGCAGGGTGCGAGCGTTCAGCAGCCGACACAGGCTGGCCAGGGTGGAGCCCAAACGACAACCGCCGACCAGATCAACGCAACGCAGGTCGGCCAAGTCATCACCATCAACGGCCAGCGCTACCGCCGGGCGGCTGACGGGGGCTTCAACAGAGAATGAGCCAGTTCACGGCAGATCAGCTCATCCGCATGGTGCAGCCGCAGCCCGTCGTCCCCTTCGGCGGGGCTGGGAACCTCATTCCAGAGGCGCAGCGGTTGCCGGCGCTGGCGTCGCAGGACGTCCAGTCACCGCCGCCTCAGCAACCGCAAGCCGCATCCGTAGGCGCCTACACGGCGCAAGACCTGGCGCACATGCAGGCTGGCACCAACTCGCCCGTCTACGCCATCGACTACTCCGCCCCCGTCCCGCAGGTGCGCCAGGCCATTGCTCGCTTGCCCGAAGCCATGCGCGAGGACGCGCTGCGCATCTGGGCAAATCACTACGTACAGGCGGAGCACGCCAACTCGACGGGGATCGATGACCGCGTGCGCGCCGTCTCGCGTGGCACTCTCGTCGGGTCGTTCCTCGACGAGGCGAACGCGGCAACGCAGGGCGCCCTGCACTCTGTCACCGGCGGCATGGTCGGCGCGCCCTACGACGAGACGCTGGCTTACAACAGGGCGCGAGATCGCCGTTTCGACCGCTCCAACCCGCTCGAAAGCGCAGCGCTGCAGATCACTGGCGGCGTAGCAAGCGCGGTGCCGGTGCTTGGCGCCCCCGCGACGGTCGGGCAGGCGGTCGGCCGCGGCGTCGCCTACGGCACGGGTGCCGGTGCTGTGCACGGGTTCGGTGACGGTGAAGGCGGCTTCGGAAACCGCGTCGATAGCGCCATCTCTGGTGCAGGCTACGGCGCCGCCCTCGGACTAGCCGCGCCGCTGGCTGTAGCTGGCGCCACCCGTGGCGCGGGCATGGTTCGCGATGCGATGTCACCGACAATCGCACGTTGGCGCGGCGGCCCGGATGCGGCTGCGGAGCAGATCCTCGCACAGAACATGCGGAGGGCGGGGACGTCACCGGCGGCAATCGCCGATGACCTCGCCCGTGGCCAGCAAGCGGCCATCATGCACGGAGGCGGGGCCACCGCCTCGCGCGCTCCGCTGCCGGAGGCGATTGCCGACACGTCGGACGCCATGCGCCGTCTTACCGGCAGCGTGTACCGGGCAGGCGGGGAGGCGGGAGACTTCACCCGGAATGCTCTGGAAGCGCGCCAGCGTGGCCCGGCAAACCCCTACGCTCCGCAGCCTGGGGAGCCTGCAGGGCAGGCGGCAAACATCCTCGAATCAATCGAGCGCGCTCTACAGATCAGGAGCCAGGACAGCGCCCGGCGGGTCGAGGCTGGCATCCGACGAGACATGCGAGCCGAGGGAAACCGCCTATACGAAGCAGCGAGGGCAAATCAGGCCAGCTTCGACCTCTCGAACGTCTTGACCGGCTTCTCTCTGCGCATGGCGGAATACCCGCCCGCCTTTGCCGCCCGGATGCGACGGGCGCTCAACCTGTTCGCAGCCGAACCAGCAACGGGGCGTTTTCCCGTAACCCGCCTCGAACGGTACGATCCAGCCAAGCGGGCCCTCGACGACATGATCGAGGCGGCGCAACGGGGCGGCCAGCGTGAGCTGCTGCGAGAGCTGACGATGTTCAAGGGCGCGCTCGACGACGCGGTGTTCGGCATCCGGTACGTCGACGGCGTTGCGGGTCCGATCACACAGAACGCCGCCTATCGGCAGGCGCGCGACGCATGGGGCAACCGGCAGCGCGACATTGAGGCCATCGACATGGGGCGCCGCGCCCTTCGAGAGGACAGCGACGTGTCGGCCGCAGCGTTTCGCGAGTTGACGCCGCGGCAACAGCAATTGTTCCGGGTCGGTGTCCTCGAAAACGCCCGTAGCCTGCTCGGCTCCCGCCGGAGCGGCGACGATGCCACGCGCGCATTCACGTCGTTGCGGGCGCAAGAGCTTCTGTCGTCGATCATCCCGGCCACGCGGGGCAACGGCGTGTTCTCCAATCGCCCCGAACGGTTCGGCGATCTCGTGGCCCGCAACCAGCGAATGGTTCAGACCAGAAACCAGGTGCTCGGCGGCTCTCAGACCGCGCAGCGCATGAACGATGACGCCACCATGGCCGGCGACACGCTCGCGGCCATGTACAACCGATTCCGTCAGTCGCCGAGCCTCATGAATCTCGGTTTCGAGGCCGTCGCTACCGTGATCCAGCGCGTGTTCGCCTACCGTCAGGACGTGGCGCTCGCGATGGCCCGCCGTCTCCTCACGACCGACCCGGCAGAGCAGGCCCGCGTCCTGGATGCCATCGTTCGCCGCTCCGGTGACCGGGACGGCCTCACCCGCTTTGCGCAGATGCTCGACAGAATGGCAATCGCAACCGGCATGAGCGCGGCCGGCGCTGCGACAGGGGGCAGGTAGATGGACAACAGAGACGCCCAACTTCGGCAGGCGCTTGCCGCGTTCATGCGGGACATGGCGGTTGCGGGTGACCTCCCCGTTCTCGCCCCTCAGTCCGTCCAGTCAGGAAGCCCAACGCCTCAGGACGTAGGGCAGACGCTCGGGCCGCAGCCAGGGGAACGTCGCAACGTCAGCCGCCAGCAATGGATGCAGGACTTCGGACAAGCCGCCGGCAGCTTCGGTGCCTCTGCGGCTGATCCGTTCGGCATCCCGAGCGCAATTACCGGCATGGTCTCGCCGCAGATGCGGGACTCGTGGCGGCAGTACCAGGGGGCGGCCGGGCCCGTCGTGCAGATGGCTGGCGGGATGGCGAGCGGGTTTCCTGCCGCGAATGCCATGATCAGGGGCGGCAGCCTGATAGCTGGCGTGCCGGGGATGATCGCAGGTGGCGCGGCGACGGGTGCAGGGCCAGCAATAGACTATGCGGCAGGAGCGCCCGGCGCTACCGGCACAAACGCAATGATTGCGCCGGCTATGGGAGCTGTTTTCCCGGCCGGTATGGCGGCAGGCCAATTCGCCAGAAATAACCCAGGAGCGACAGCGGGTCTTGCCGGGCTTGGCGCGTTGGCGGTTGGGACATCGGGTGACGCATCCGCCGAACCGAAGGGCGCGACCAAGAGGGTAACGCCACCTCAGCCGCTTCAGGATAACCAGTATACGCAGACACTTTTGGCTAACAACCCGGTGCTGGCATCCAGGCAACGAACCCTCCGAGAGGCGGAGGCGGCCCTTGCCGTCGCAGAACAGAACTATGCCAATGAGCAAACAGGGGCCAACAGACGAATACTAACCCAGCGTCGGGAAGCTGTGGGGCCTCTACGTGAGGCCTTCGATCAGGAGTTATCGCGCGTCACTGATCTTTCCCGCGGACAGAGCCCAACGTTTCGCGAGCAGTTTGGCCCCATTCTGGCGAACAACATGGTTCGCCAGATAGGCATACCGTTTGCGTTCGGGATGCTCGGAGGAGCAGGGAGTGCCGCTCGGCAGCGGTACTTGACGGGTCAAGTCAACCGTATGGTCGACGAAGGAAATGCAGCCTTGACCGCAGGCAACAACGCCCTTGCGCGTCAATTTGCAACAGACGCGCAAAACACACTGACGCCGGGCGGAAATGGCATCATCGGGAGAGCCCTCAATGCCATGGCGAACATAGGGTCGTATGCGTTCCCAGCCATGATTGGCGCCGAGGCAGCCGTTGCACCAGCGCAGTGGAACCAAGGTCTTCCGCAGGGCCACCCGGAACAGCAGGCGGCCGAGAACTATATGAGAAGCCCAGAGGCGTGGCGTGACGCTGGCATCGGGGCTTTGTTCGGCATCACTGGCTATAAGGGGGGGCGGTTTGCAGCGACGAACTTGGCGGCCTTGGCTCCTGGTGGAATTTCGCCGCAAGGCCGCGTCACTTCGCTCACAACGAGGGCAAACGAGCCGGCGCCGGCTCCACCCCAACAGCCACCGCCTCCGCCGGTATCTCCGCCGCCCGTGGCGCCGCCTGTCCAGCCACCGACGAACAACCTGCCAACGGATTTCGAGAGTATACTCCGTGGCATAGGTGAGCAGATTCCTCGACGCAACGTGCGCGGTCCGATCGGCTCAAACCCGGCAGCTCCAGGCCTCAGCTACGACGCGACAACAAACAGCGCAGATATGTTCCGGCAGGCCGTCGCCAATCATCTTCGGTCCGGCAACCTGCTGACCGGGTTCAACGCGGCTGATTTCCGCAGACGTGTCGTCGAGGCGGCGCAGGCAGCGGGAGCTACTGAAGCGCAGGTTCCGAGTGTGCGGGTGTTCCGCGATGCTCTGGATCGACTGCAGCAGTTGATTGCCAGCGAGGGGTTGAGTCCGGCTCAGGCCGCGCGACGGATCACGGCGCCGAATCGGCGTGGCGGCTTTGAGAACTTTGCCATCCCGGTGATGGCAGGCGGAGGTGCGGCGGCATCGGCGCATCACAGCCTGAGCCAGCCGCGCGGCGACGACGGCAGGTTCACCACGCCTTGAGGGGCATCCCGAGATTGCGCCGCTCGGCAGCCGAATAGATGCGCTCCACGCCGGCCACTTCTGGCGTGTCTATCAAGTGCCAATCCCGTTCGGTAAGCGTTCCGGCCTTTGCCGCGGCCGCCTTGATGGCGTCGGCCTCGCTATCCGCATCGACCTCGATCACGGCCTCCATGCGCCGTCCGACGACAGAAACGAAGTGCTTGGCCATCTCGCGTCCCTCCTAGCGTCACCAGAATCCTAGACCAGCACGGGTTAACAAAGCAATGCCGCTCGACGCACTCCCCGTCCTCTCCATCCTCGACCGGATCACCGACGCCGACGGCGACATCGTGAGCCTTGGATCGATCGAGTTCTACGAGGCGGGGACCATTACGCCGCGCACGGTGTACTCGGATTCGGGGCTCTCCGTCTCCCTCGGGACCATCGTCTACGGCGACACGGGCGGGTATCCCGTCTCGACGCAGGGCGGGTCGACAAAGGTCAGCATCTACACCGGGACCGGCGCGTTCAAGGTGATCGTGAAGGATTCGTCCGGCACGGCGCTGATCACGCGCGACAACATCCCCGGCGCTCTGGACACGAGCTCGTTTGCGCCTCAGTCCGCCACGCCCGAGACGCCCGTCTCATCCAAGACCGCTGCCTACACCATCGTCACCGCCGACCATGGCAAGCTGTTCAACGCCAACCCGACCGGCGGGTCGTTCGTGATGACGCTGCCGAGCGCCGTCACGGTTGGCGACGGCTGGCGCGTCGGGATCAGGCACGCGGGCACCGCCAACACCGTCACCATCTCCGCGGTGCTGTCGCAGTCCATCGCCCAGCCCGGCCCGGCGACCTCGCACATTACCCTCACCGGCAGGGGGGAGACGTTCTGGCTCGTCTCCGATGGGGCAGGGTGGACCATCGAGAGCCCGCACGCACTCGCCCGCACGAACCGCTCCGACTTCATCGTCACGGACCGCCTGACAGCGCCGCCGACATCGCCAACCGCGGGGGCTTACTACATCATCACCGGCACCCCGACAGGCACATGGTCCTCGTATGCCGAGCATGACTTGCTCGAGGCAGACGGCAACGGCGGATGGATCAGGCGCACGCCTGCCGCCGGCTGGCGCGCTCACGTTCTGGATGAGGCGATTGACTACGTGTTCCACACGTCAACGTGGAACGCGCAGAGCAACGTCGAGGCGCCGACCACTTCTACCCTCAAACAGGCCCTGTTCCTCGACCAGCGCGCGGACGGGACGGCGGGAGGCTCGGCCACAGCGGCGGCATGGACGACGGCAACGCTCGGCACCCAATCGACCAACACGATTACCGGGTGCTCGCTGTCATCGAACGCAATCACGCTCCCGGCCGGCACCTATTACGTCCAATTCGCCAAGTTCATGTCGGCGGGCAACACGCAGGGCATCCGCCTCAAGATCGCGAACGGGGGCACCCCGATCTACTACCGGGGCATCAACAACCCCTTGTCCGGGGCCGAGAAGGTCACTCTGTCGGGTGCCGCAGGGTTCACGCTTGCCGCGTCGGATACGATCACGCTCGAATACTACGCTCAGAGCAACACCGACACCGGCGACCTCGGCGAGGCGCTCAACATCGCCACGGGCGGCGGGAACACCGAGTACGAGACCTACGCCTACGTCAACATCCTTGAGCTGACCGCGCAGCAGGGGCCGCAGGGTGAGCAGGGAACGCAGGGCTCCGACGGCCTCGACGCCGCCTATCCCTACCGGTGGTCCACGTCCACCAGCGGCGACCCTGGCACTGGCAAAATCGCCGGCAACAACGCCACTATTGCCAGCATCACGCAGCTTGCGGTTTCCGAGACGGACTCGGCCGGCGGGTCGATGGGGGCGGTCATCGCGACGTGGGACGATTCCACGTCGTCAGATCGCGCGCTCGTGAAGATCTCGAAGGAAGGCGCGACCGAGAACTTCCACGCCTTCCGCATCACGGGTGCGGGCACCGATCAGGGGAGCTACTGGACGTTCCCCGTCACCTATCTGGCGACGACGGGAACGATCGCCAACGGCACCGACTGCGCCGTCCTCGTGATCGAGAAGGGCGACAAGGGTGACACGGGATCGACGGGTAGCGCTGCTACAGCGTCATTCGACTACACGTTCTCGACGTCGATAGGGGCGGCCCCTGCTACTGGTACGGTTCGCGCCAACAACGCAAACCTGTCCCTGGCGACCGCGCTCTACGTTCACGACACGGACCGACTCGGCGTGGCGCAGGATGCTGCCGTTGCGCAGTGGGACGACAGCACAACAACGGCGCACCGCGGATACGTGACGCTGGCGTCTATCACGACGCCAGCCAACAAGGCTCGCTTCGAGATTACCGGTGCCAGCACGGACAGCGGTACTTTCCATACAATCGCAGTAACCTACGTCTCCGGCGTCACGTCGCTGTCGTCTGGTAACGTGCAGATCATATGGGAGCGAACAGGCGACAAGGGTGCTCCCGGCGGGATGACGCAAGAAGACAAGGCGGCGTCATTCTCGCTTTCGACTGGGGACAACCTCAAGCACTTCTCGCTCGTGACGACGGCTGGCACTGTGACTGTGCCGGCCGCCAGCGGTTTCGACGAAATGTTCAATTTCAAGGTCACGAACTCGTCGAGCAGGGGGTGGGTGATCGCGCCCGACGGTGTGACGTCATTCACTCTCTACCCGACACAGACGATCTGGATCACGCAGATCAACAATGCCTGGGTCGTGGAGAACAGCTTCCGCTGGCAGACGCGGACAGCCATCACCTTCTACGTCAACCACGCGAGCGGCTCGAACAGCAACGATGGCCTGACGAGCGGGTCCGCCTTCGCGACGATCCAGAAGGCAATCGATGTCATCGAGGCCAACATCGACTGCCTCGTCAACGGTCCGACGATCCAGGTCGCCAACGGCACGTTCACAGAGAACAACGTCGTCCACACCAAGCGGTTGATGGGCAACCATGTGATCTACATTGCTGGCGACGGCGCGACGCCGTCAAACTGTGTGTGGCAGTGCGCCGCCGGCCAAACCTGCTTCACGGCCCGCGACTGGTCCGGCGTCATCCTGAACGGGTTCAGGTTCAAGCAGGCGTCCGGGTCTGGCGCAACGCTGATCTCCGCATCGCAGCACGGCATCGTCGATGTCTGGAACATCGATTTCGGCGACTGCGCCGGCGGCATCCACGTCTCCGCGGTCAACGGAGGATCGGTCGGATACGTGACTGGGGCAAGCGTCGCCATCTCCGGCACGTCGTATGCCTACCACTGGTACATTGCGAGCGAGAGCTGCCTCATCTGCGCGGGGACGTCGAGCTACGCGGTGTCGGCAGCGACGTTCACCGCTTTCTGCAGCAACCAGGGCGGCAGCTTGACGCTGGCTGGCGTCACGTTCAGCGGCGCCGGCGCAGGATCAGGCTCGACCGGGACCAAGTTCATCGTCGTTCAGCCTTCGACGATGATCCTTGGGGGCGTGACGATGCCTGGGGCGACGGCGGGCGTCGGCTATTGGCTGCCGAGTTCGAACGCGGCGGACGCCCTTGGGCAGGCCGGCCAGGGCTTCTCGCGCCTTTACCTCTCGGCCACGGCCCAGATTGACTTCAACTCCGGCGACGTGACGATTGAGCACGGAACAAACCAACTTTCCTTCCGAGGCGCGTCTGTCGCCTACTATTTCGACGCCATGGTGGCCTCTGCCACGGACGGTGCCTCGAACCTTGGCAGCGGCACCAAAAAATGGGGCAACGCATTCCTGAAGGCGGGCGGAACGATCAATTTTAACAATGGTAACGTCGTCCTCACTCACAACAACGCATTGACCGAGTTGCAGGTGACGACGGGAAGCCTGAGCGTCCCGAGCGGCAGAATTGCCGTTGGAATGACGGGGCCGTCCATCGACCTTACTGTGCATTCGACCGCCAACGAGATCGGGCGCTTGTTGACCTCGCAATCGTTGGGCTACTTCCAGATCTTCAACACTAACGGCACGAACAGCATCCTGGTCGGCGGCAACAACGCGGTCGGGTTTTTCCAGAACACGTCTGGCACCGAGCTCGAGATGCAGGTCTCCGGTGCTACCGCGACGGCCAAGGTGCGCGCGGGTGAGCTGTCGGCGCAGTCCGACCACGGCGGCAAGGCGGGCTACATCTCGTTGTCTGGCACCAGCGATCTTGCTGCCCGGTCGACGGGCGTCGGAACGATCAAGTTCGACGACGCGACCAACCGTGACAGTGCAGGGTTCATCAAGTTCTACATCGGCACGACAGCCTACTACGTGCCGGTCTTCGCAGCAATCTGAGGGCAACCATGGGCGAGACATCAGGGCAGGGCGTTAACGAGGGCCAAACGATGTTCGACGAACTCGTCGAACAAACGAAGGCGCTGCAGGCGAGGTGCGTGAACCTGGCGATCGAACGGGACAAGGCGCGAGCTGATCTGAAACGTCTGCTAACGGAGCAGCAGGCGGCAATGCGCGCCAACGGCGCCGCGCTGCTAGCCGAGACCAGAGAAATTCGAAAGCAGGAGACGTCCGCATGAAAGAACTCACCGACCACAAGGGCGACGTCCGCAACAACGAGATGATCGTGCACGCGCTCGCCGACCCAGGCGACGATGGCATGGTCTATCGCTACAGGGTGATGGGACCGAACGGCTGCCTCTTCCTGCTCGACTTCATCAGCGGGGAGTTCGGAACGGTCAGCGGAAACGGCGTCACGGACGAGGCGTTGCTCGCCATCCTGATTGACCGCAGCGAAGGGCGGGCGAATGAGGCGGCGACGACCGCGCTCCGCGCCGCCATGGTCGCTCTCAAGCAGTAATTGCCACCAACGACGAGAACGTCCGATGTGGAAATTCGCAATCCTCCGCGGCTCTGAAATCCTCCGCTTCGAAAGCACCGAGGACACCCAGCCCCTCCCGCCCGAGTGCAAGCGGATGCCGGTCGCGTTCGCGCCGAAGCCAGAGATCGGCCCGAACCAGGCGCGGCTGCCCAAGTACGACTTCGACCAGGCCCGCGGCGTCGTCATCGTCGGCTATCAGGTGATCGACGAGATGCCGCGCCCGGCACCTGCGGCAACCGTCGTCGTCGAACAGGCCGACACGAGCGCCGTCAACACCGAGATCGCCGCCCTCAAGCAGCAGCTCATCGAAATGCAGGCGGCGAGCCACCTGTCGTGGCTCTGCTTCACCGCGTCGAATGCCGAGGCGGCGGAGGCGTCCAAGGCCCGCGCCGAGCTCGAGCCGATCGCCAAGGCGAGAGGCGTCACGGTGCAACAGCTCATCGAGCACGTTTCAGCGGCGCAGGCAGCAGCAGCAGCGGCGGCGATGGCCGCGCTCAGGGGGGCATGATGAAGCTATCGACGCAGGGGCTCGACCTCATCATCGAGTTCGAAGGTCTCCACGAGAAAATGCCAGACGGCAGATACAAGGCCTATCGCTGCCCGGCCGGCGTCTGGACGATCTACGCCGGCTGCACGGAAGGCGTCTCCGAGGGGATGATCGTGACCGAGGCCGAGGGCAAGGCCATGCTCGCGACCGAGATGGAGAAGCACGCGGCCGCCGTGCAGCGCCTCGTCACCGTTCCGCTGACGCAGGGCCAGTACGACGCGCTCGTGAGCTTCTCCTACAACGTCGGCTCTGGCGCTCTCGGCGGCTCCACGCTGCTCAAACTGCTCAACGCGGGCGACTACGAGGGCGCGCGCGGCCAGTTCGGCAAGTGGACGAAGGCTGCCGGCGTCGAACTCGCCGGCCTCGTCCGGCGCCGCGCACGCGAGGCGGAGGTATTCGGGGCCGCCGTTCAGGCGGCGCGCATGCCGCAGGCCGTCACGCCGCCGGCAACGCCGGTCGTCAACTCAGAGACCTCCCGCACGTTCTCCCTCGCCGAGCGCATCAAGGCGTTGCAGGTGACGATCGCGAGCACGCCGCTGGCCTGGGCCGGCCTCGACAACATCACGGCCACCAAGAGCTACGCCGATGCCATCGCCGGCTTCGCCAAGGCCTACGGCGTGCATGTGATGGTGGTGGGATGCGTCGTCATGTACGTCGCGGCGCAGGTGTTCCAGGAGTTGAAAAAGCAGGATGTCGCCGCTGGGCGCTCGACGCCGAGCGGCGCGACCAAGGGGGCAGCATGATGGGAGCAGTTCTCGCGGCGCTGAAAGCGTCGCTGTGGGGCACGTTTCTAGGCCGCTGCCTTGCGGCCGTGCTCGCCGGGTTTGTCGCGTTGAAGCTGTATGGCCTGCAGCAGCAGCGCATCGGCGCCGAGCGGGTCGTCGTCAAGATCGAACAGAAGGCCAAGGACAATGCGAAAGCTGCCGACACTGCCCGCGCTCGCTCTCTCTCTGGCGCTGGGGGCGTGCGCGACCCCTATCAGCGTGTCGACTGACTCGAGCCTGCAGAGCTTCAAGCCGATCCAGGCCAGCCCGAAGGACACCTGCGAGACGCAGAAGCAGGTGGCGGCTCATAACAGCGCCTATGACACCCTCAAGCAGGGCAAACAGGTCGTCTACACTGCCAATTGTTGGCCTCCGGCGACCGCAGCCCCCAGCAAGGCGGCACCGAAGGCGAAAGCATGAATGACCCTCAGACATCGGCGGCACTCCGGCGAGTGGCCTCCTACCTTGAACCCAACAGAGCCGGGCATGCTGCACTGGCGCCAGTCCAGGGTGGAGGAGACTTTGGACGATCACCAGGACAGGCTGGCCGAGCTCGAACGGCGCCAGCTCCCGGACATCGGGCGATGGCCATGGCTCCAGATCATCGGGATCGTGGTGCTGCTGGTGCTGGGAGCACTCGGCCGCATCAGTCCCGAGGCCCTAGAGATGATGTCCAAGCTGCTGCCCGGACGATGATCCATCGGGCTCTGTATCACCCGATTACCTGGATCGTCGCGGTGATCTGGGCGCTGACCGGCCTTGCGACGGCTTCTCCGGTGGCGAGGCAGGTGATCCGGGCTGTGTGGCCGACGTGAGCACCTTCCAGTATCGGCACGTCGAGCAGGTCATCCTCTCATCTCCTCGTCAGGCTGATTCAGTTCGTTGCTCATGCCGCCGCCCTCTCCGCCTCTATCCCGGTCTCCGCCGTGATGATGTCCGTGATCGCGTCCCGGAGCAGCCCGAACTCCTGCTGCCCCATGGCGCGAAAATCCATGCTCTTCGGCGTGATCACGGCGACGCTGCGCCCGACGACGCGGACGAATCCGGTTCCCTTCGCTGCCTTGATGGCAGCCTCGAGCGCGAGCGCGACGACATCCGCGTCTGCGCGCTCCCCGAGGTCGTAGGCGGTCGCGTCCTTCCAGCCCGCCTTGCACACGAGCCACGCGCGAAGGTGCTCCGGGTTTTCTGGCGTGAACTCGTGCGCCTCCGGCCAGTTATCGAAGGCTTGCTTGATGAGCGCGAACAGCCTCCTATGGTCCGGGACCGAGCGCCGTTTTCGTGGCGCCAGATCGCACCCGCACTCGGGGCAGTGATCGTGGCGGGCTCTCATTTCATGAGCCTCCGGCGCCAGCTCTCCTCAAAGAGCACTTCGATCAGGCTGCAGAAGAGCACACCCGACGTATACCCAAATCCGAGCCACGAATACCAAGCGGGGTTGAGCATGGCGACAACCCCACTGACGATCGTGCAAAGGATAGGGATGATGAGCCGCTTCATGATCACACCACCATGAACACAGCCGCCGCCGCGACGGTGGCGAGCACAAGGGCGATGACGGACATAATGAAGCTGATCTCACTCATGACGCGATGTCCTCCGCTTTGACGCCAAGCTCTTTGCACTCCGAGACGAACCGGGCGATCTCTTCCAGCTCGATCCGTCGGGCTTCCCCCAATCCGCGCTCGGCCTCCTGTTTCTGAAGCTCAAGCGCGGCCATGGTCTGTTCGATCGTGCTGATGACCTTTTCGACCATGCACTCTGCCTGGACGCGAAGGTTCCTCGCTCTGACGATGGCGGCAGCGAGCGTGTCGAGGCTCACGGGTTTCGGCGCCGTAGGTGGATCATCGAGGGCTGGGCCGATTGCCGGCCTGATCGCCTTCATCCATGACCGGGATGCTGTCGTGCTCATCGTCTCTCCACGCTCCCGTCCATCTTCTTTCGCCACCCGCTCGCCTTGCTTCCTGCCATCGGGCGTGCGCTCCTCATGATGCCGAGGTTCCGCTCGCGAGCCCGCTTGCCCTTGGCGATCTCGGAAACGTCCGAGGCCGTCTTGGCCTTGTGGCAGCGCCAGTGTGCCGGCCACACGTCGCGGCCGCCAAGAGCGAAGGGAACCGGGTGCTCCGCCTCCCAAGAGGAGATGGCGAGGTCGATCTCGCCCTGGCAGATGTGGCAGCGCATGAACGTCTTGCCGCCGCGCTCATACGAATGACGCTCGACGCACTCTCGACGGTCGCGGGTGGAGTTGCGGGTCATTTCTCGTCACCTTTGACGAGTTCGACTGTCGGCTTGCCAAGGATGCGACGTGACAGCGCTTCGTGCCTGTCGTCGCCAGCGTGCCCGATTGGGCTGTCCCCGATCATCGCGGAGATTGCCGTTGGCGTTGCGGCAATGACCTGTCGCCGGTACACGCGGTCATTCGGTGCCGCCTCTTCGATTTGGAGATACCGAACCGGGACGTCGGCATAGATCGTTTGGGTTCCGTCCACGTCGACGTGGAAAATGATCGTGGTCATGTCATCCTCGCCCGCAGCTCGTCCGACTTGCTGATGAACTCCTCGTCGATGAGCGACGCCCACCGCTCCGGCATCTCGGCGATGACTTCCGCGTTCTCGTTCTTGAGGGTGATCAGGTCGTCGAGGCTTGGCGCCGATGAGATCGCAGCACGCAGCCCGTTGAACGTATCCGTCGTGCCGTCCTTCTTTGCCGCCGAGCTGGACTTGCGCTTGCGGCCGTTGCCGACGAGCGCCTCCTGCTGCTCCTCCGTCTCGGCCTGCGGCATCGCGTCGAGGTCGATGTCGCCGGTTGCGATCTTGAACAGCGACCGCAGCAGTGCCTTCTCTGCGTAGCTCTGCGCCGCCATGAAACTCTGCGGCCCGGTGATCTGCAGGTACAGCGTCCGGCGCCAGCGCGGATCGCTCCACGTCGCCTGCTCCGTGGCGAGGATGAAGCGGAACACGAAGCGTCCCCACTGGACGGTCTTCCCGTTGCTCTCGGTGCGTTTGATCTCGGGCACTTCCTCCTCGAGGCAGAGGATCGACAGCCCGACCTCGGCCAGCTTCAACGCGAGCGCCGCATAGACCGCATCGGTGCTCGCAAACTGATACCCGCCGTGCTGGTTCTTGCCGTCGCGCTTCACGGCCTGCATGCCGCTCTGCACCTTGCAAATCGCCTTGACGATCTCGGGCGGGATCACCCGAACATCTCCCGTGCGATGACTGCCGCCATCACGCCGAGCCCGGTCCCCGTGATCACCAGAACTGCCACCAGAGCGAGGATCACCAGCGCCCCCGCCGGTCCCCTCAGAAGTAATTGTCGTGTCATTGGTCATTGTTCGCCCCTTGGACTCATGCACCACCGCTCGATCACTTCGACTTCTTGTCGGCCACGACCGGGTGCCCAAGCATCTTCAATGCGATCGCATACGCATCGACGCGAGCCACCGCGGAGGCTCGTGCCCGTTGCGCTCTCTTGACGTCCTCATCGGCGGCCACGATGAGGAGCCTTCCCGCGTTCGACTGTGCCCACAGTTGCCATTCCGGCGAGTTCGTGTCGTGTGGGTTTTTCGTATCGTCGTTCTTGGTCATTGGCTGCCTCACCCTGCGGCCACGTCGTCGGCCACGTCCATCGCATAGAGCGTTTGCAGCAGCCGGAGCCGCCGGTATTCGCGGCCATAGGCGGCGTCGAGCTGGGCCAACGCCCCGGCGAACACCCGATCAGCAAGCCGCTTGGCTGCTGCCTTCTCGTCGGTCCCGCCGATCTCTCTGGCGAGGATCGGGCGAAGGTCGATCACGTCAGCCATCACAAAAGCTCCTGTAGAGCCATCCTGAACAGATCGACGCGGCGCGCGGCATCGCTCAACGCTGCAAGCGGATCGCCCATGTCGATATCGCCCGCGTCGGCGATGACCTTGGCAAGGTGATCGATAACAATGTTCAAGTCGTCAGCGAGCTGGTCGGCCTCATGCCGCTCTAGCGTGACGACAAAATCAGGTGTCTTGATCTCCATCAGATCAGCTCCCGCACCGAATGACGGTGCTCGCGGTTCGGATCGTTGCGGGGACGCTCGGCGCCGACCGCCTCGTCGATCTCGTCGACCTTGGACGTCAGCAGCCAGATCTTGATGTCGTGGCACAGCGGGTGATCGTCGGGGAGGATGACGCTCCGGTTATCGCCGTGCGCGCCGCCGAACAGCCGGATCGCCTCGACCGTCCAGTCGCCGTCCGCGTCGACGTCGATCTCCGCCTCGCCTTCGATGTCGAAGGCTACGGCCACGCCGAGGACGGTGTAGTCGTATGTGAAACCGAATTTCATCGTGTCGCCCCTTGTGCCCTGGGAGGTTCCCGGCGGCCGTCCCTCTACCGGCCGCCGGGCTTCCCCCCGCATTGATCAGGCCGGAAGCTGGCGTTGGCCCTCTCGCGTCCTGATGCGACGACAATGGTTCAATGCGTTCTACCTGTCAACCATAAAAATTCAACGAGCGAAATTTTTCGGTTCTGACTGTTGATAAGTCACAAGCACGTTGACGGGTAAAGCCGGTTTGACTAAGGTGCGCACATGAACATCATGAAGCAGCTCCGGGCCGAGATCGAGGCCTACTTGAAGGCGACCGGCATGCCGCCGACGAACCTCGGGATCGAGGTGGACGGTGATCGCAGCCTCGTGAGCCGAATCAGGGCAGGTCGTCCAGTGACGATGGCCAAGGCCGAGCGAATCATGAACTATATCCGCAAGCATCCTGCGCCCAAGCAGCGGCGCCCGCGCCGCCGCATGCCGTCGGCGCTCTCGATCGTCGCCTAGTCCCGCGTTCAACGGGCGTATCAGCAACATGTAATGCGTGCGCCGGGGCTTCCGCTCCGATCGTCGGCGCGCGTCACGCGATCGTCGGAGCCAGCGGGGGCTGTATGGACTGGAACGACGAGAGGATCGAGCGGCTCAAGCGGCTATGGGCGGATGGGCTCAGTGCGAGCCAGATCGCAGCCCGCCTCGGAGGCGTCACCCGGAGCGCCGTCATCGGCAAGTCGTATCGGCTATGCCTCGCGCCGCGCAAGAGCGCTAATCCCGAGCAGATCAAGAACAAGCGGCGAGCCGCACAGCTCAGAAAGATGGAGCGGCAGAAGGCCATCGGGTCGGTCGAGCGCTCGCCGCGCATCCTTCGGATCAACGCCAAGTCTGGCGGCCTACGTGCCGGCACGGCCGATGACGTTGCTCGTGCCGCCGCCGACTGGCGGGAACTCAAAGCTGAGATGGAGCGCCAGGACGGCGCCCGCACCGATCTCGTCGCCCTGCTCGACCTCGAGGAGCGCCAGTGCCGCTGGCCCATCGGCGAACCCACGCGGGGCTTCTGTGGCCACACCAAGGTTCCCGGCAAGAGCTACTGCGCCGGCCATCTATCGCGGTCCTGCGTGCGTGCGAGCGCCACGTGGCTGCCGCCAGCCCGGTACACGCCCGCGGTCGATCCAGTCGTCGACAAAGAATTCGAGACAGCCACCGCCTGAACTCCGGGGGCAAGGCGGGAGGCCCGGCACACCAAGGGAAATCCGGCAGGCGGGGGCGCACTCCGAACGGGTGCAGTTTTCATGACCCGGAAATTTTCCGACCCGCAAAAGCTGACGGCCCCGCTCGGGTGAACGGGGCCGTTGGAACGGGTGCAATGACGGAACTCAGCGGCTCCAGGTGCGGGGGCGCGACCGAGAGCCAGAACGCAGACAACAACGCAACCTGACAGGCGATCATATGACGGAAAAACCTGACGGAAACAAGGCGAGGGCAAGCGGCGACGCCCAACGAGTTGTTGAGAGAATCCGTGCCGTCGCTGCGGCAGGCGGCAACTCGATGGCCCAGCTCATCATCGCGTTGGAAGCACTCGGGGTGGGCCGCGACGAGATCGCCGACGTGACCGGCAAGAGCGTCCGCATGATCCAGAAGACCGCGAAGCAGATCCGCGAACTGGAGTGCGCGAACCCGAGTGCGCAGCGAACCCCGGTTCGCGAACCCGAGTGCGCAGCGACGCACCCCGGTGCGCCTGACGAACCCCGGTTCGCGAACCCGAGTGCGCGACGCGAACCCGAGTGCGCCTCGCCCGCGCGCGGTGTTGAATCTAACCCAACCACTGTTGAGGTTGGTAATACCCTAAAAAAATCCCCCACCCCTATTCCCCCCTATAGTCC